TGTGTTACATTAGTGACATTGGTAATATTGTTAATTACCTGTGATGTAATTTGTGTAGATGAAGAAGTTGTTGCTCCTGCGTTAGAGGTTGCAACAGAAGATGCTGTTAAAGATCTTGTCTCTTCAAAATCTTGATGCTCAACCCTAGTATTTCTGAGAGAAAGAGTGACTTCTTGAGTATTGTCAATATCACCTTGTGAATAGAAGATTTCTTCAGCAGATGTTGTTATAACACCACCAATTCTACTATTTGTAGAACTATTCGTTAATCTGAATACACTTCTTCCTGTTTCAAATACTGGATTTCCTGGAACATTACCATCAGGAACAAGGTAAGTACCAATTACAGTGCCAATGTTATCAGTTACCATTCTGAGGTTTGAAACAGTTGCGACTGCACCGCTGCTTTGACCTCTAAGAATCATACCAGTTCTTGCCCAACCCCAGAATTCTGGTTGCCTTTCATTTGACAAACTGAATGTATCAATATTCAGCAGTGTGCTCGTTGATGAATAATTTTCTGGTACATTATTTTGTCTATCATATGGATTTTGTACATAGAAATCTGTAGGACTATCATATGGACCATACTTATGGTTTGAAACTGCAAGACGGAAAGAAATATATGGAAGTGTGCTTGTATCAAAACCATCAACTATAGAAGCAGTTGGCATTGTACCAATAATATTTTCACCAACCTGGAATGTTCCAGAAGTCATTGAAACTTCTAACAGTTTTGGTGTGCAGAAGTTGTTAACATCAATACTATCAAAGAATCCATATACCTGAGTATTTGGTTTCAAACGCTTACCAGTAAACTGAATGTTTCTGGAGCGCATAAATTGGATAATATTTCTACTTACAATTCTGTCACCAAGAGATTCTGTGTCAATTTGCTCTCTAACTGTATGCTGAACACCAGTTCTTCTTTGGTCTAAGTTAGTTGTAAGACTTACACTTCCCCCAATATCAATACTAGTTGTTGTAGAAACTTCCTGTTGTCCACCACCAACATCGGTTGTGCTTGAGGAAGAAGACATACTTGCACTTAAGGTAAGTCCAAGATCTTGTCTAATATTGTTTGTTTCCCAAGAGTTCCAAATAATAGGACTTACACCCAATCTTGAACCATCTGCTTGGTCAGTAACTTCTGACCTTAGTGCTTCTGCAACACCAAGGAAAGAACCTTCCATTCTAACGTCTCTGAGTTCAAGACGATTTACATCAATCCAAACATCAACTGTGGGTTCAAGTTCAATAGTTCCTTCCCAAGTCTTTACAAGATATGGAGTTACATTTTCAACTCTTGTTGCAAATGGTTGTTCTACCCAAAGAACATCATCATAATCCAAACTTAAAACGCTACCAGTTTTTCTGATATTTGTTCCAAGTATATTACTCAGATAATTTTTATCTTGATTTGCATTAGTTGTTGTTCCAATTCCAGCAATTGCATCAGAACCCAACTCAAGATTAAGTGAAGTTGTGTAGTGTGATGGTCTAAGATGTCCATTTTGAAGATCTAAACTGTTCTTCACACCAACCGTGTTGTCCTGAACGCCAACAGAGGAGAAGTTGTCAATCAAGAATCCTGATTTAAATCTGTTCAGTCCTACAGAGTCTGAAATGAACAAGTTTGCAGTATTATTTTCAAGAAGTGAAAGACTTGTATAGTATTCAAGATTCTTGATTCTATTCTCAAGTCTGAAGATATCACTCATTTGATATCTCTTGTGATCAACAAAACTTACTTCTGCATCTCTAACATCATAAAGATATGGAGGTAAAGCAATATTTGCAATATTCAGTCCATTAGATACTTCTTCGGGAAGTTTTGGATTATCTGCTGGTTCACCAACCTTTAATTGGAAAATACCCTCTTTTGTCAAATAAATTCTATCAATTCTTGGGAGATAATATGTAAATGACAGTGTTTCAGATTCATCGGATGCTAAAACATAGTTGGTGCTATGATTTCCACTAGTAAATGTTCTTCCTTCAAATTCAAATGGTGATCTAGATCCAGCAGAAACTGTAAAGTTACTAACTCTAGGTCTTGCATCTAAAATATCAGTATTTCTAAACTGATTTACTTTTTGAATATCTTTTCCATAATCAAAAAGATCATATGAATTTGCAGTGGTTATGTCGCCAGTTTCTGAAGTGTCATAATAACCATTAGAATATACAATCTTTATCTTTCTTACAGGTTCTTTGGTATTTTGCTTTCTTAAAATATAACTATAATCGTAGTGAGTCGCTGTTTGACCATTATAGAAAGTAAAATTATCAGTAATATTTTTACTACCTTGATTCAGTGTGAATGCAATTCCATTAATGTTAGATTCTAAAAACTTAACGATTTCGCCTTCTTGGAAAACATTCTTATTTAAATAAATGAATGATACTTTGCTGCTGTTTAATCTTTCAACATATATTCCTCTTGCACCACTAATAGTCCCAACAAATTCTTCACCAATAATCAAATCATCTGTTTTTGCTGTTGGTCCATCTAATGATCCAACTACCAAGTTTGGAAGAACTGGATCAGAAGTATCACTAGATTCGTAAATACCGTGGATCTTAATTACATCGGGAATATTTAAAGAAATCTTTTCGTCCTGGACACGAGTTCCAAATGGATATGTTCCAAATGTTAGACCATCATTTTTTGTAGTGGTTCCAGTGCCAGAATAGTCATACTTAGATTTGTCAACAATTAAAGAACCAATAGGTGCTTTTCTTTTTACTTTTGAAGTTACCGATTCTTTTCTTAAAGTTGCTACTAATTTAGCACCAGTATCATTTGAACCTAATCCATTAATAACAAGTTCAGTAGAACCATTTGTAAATTGGAACTTATCTTCTGTAAGAACTTCTAAAGTTCCATCAGATCTTGATAAAATATATCTTTCTTCGTCAAAAGGTAAAAATACTTGATTTGCTGCTGCAGTTATTGTATTTGTTGAATTGTCGGTAATAGTAATGTCAAATTCTCTTCTAACAACCAAAGAAGAATTTGTAAGATCAACTGATTCAATATTTACTTTTGGTAGTGGTGAGAATAGTCTATTGTTGTTCTGTGTTGCTTGAAGTTTCGTATAAAGAATAGAAAGATCGTTTACTTCAGTAGAAACTGCAGAAGGCAATCCACCATCACAAACACCATTTACTGTAGTAATTCCACTAACAATAATAGAGTTTGTTAATACTTGATCAACTCTTGCAAAAGATTTAGTTGTAAATTCTGGTCTTGTATATTGAATTAAATTGCCTGTTGTAACAATTCCAGGGAATGCTACAGTTGGGCTAGTAATAGTAGAAACGCCTGCAGAGAATCCAGAAATTGATGCATTACCATTACCAATCAAACTAGAGACTGACTGGATAGTATCTGCAGAGAAAGTTTTGGATGCTCCAACATTTGAATAAAGAGATTTGACATCAGAAAGACCATAATTGCTGAATCCAATACTAACTCTAGTATCATTAGTGCTATCAAAGATTAACTTTTCACCGTTAATAAAGTTGCCAGAAATTTGATATACAGTCAGTGCTACGCCAGCAGAAACATTATGCTTGAGGAACGCTGTAGCACCACTAGAATCGCCCTTAATGTATGTTGGTGTGCTTAAGGTAACCGCTTCATTTACACTCAGATCACCAAATGTTTGGACATCAAATAAAGAAATATCCCATCTGTTAATATTTTGATTTTCTAATTCGTAAGAACCAGATTCCAGAGCAAAATCATAAACTCTTGCTACACCTATTTCCTTACCCGCAGGTGCATATGAACTTAAACCAACCCTAGCATCTCTGAGGCTAATCGTTGATGAGGTATTAATACCAATAGAAGGAGCACCAGAAGATCTGTTTAAGTTGAGGGTAGAACCAAAACTAAAATTAACTGCTTGATTCTGAATTAAGTTTGTAGTTCTTGGTTTTGGTGCATCCAGAAGGACTGGAGAAATAGTTTCTACTTCGTATCCCTTTACATATGCCTTTCCTGGACTAATTTTATAAACCATCAAATCTTCTGATGGTGAAACCCCAGAAGATGTCTTTTGATTTTCTAAATAAATTCCATTATTTCCTTTGCCATCATTTAAACTTTCTTTACAAAAAGTGCTAAATGATTTAATATAATAATTTCCAGATTCATCAAAAGTTCGTCTGGCAAGTTCATCTGCTAAAAGATTGTAATCAGTATTTTTGTTAATTTTTCTGAGTACACCATCTTTTACATTTGCCAATTCAATAAAACTTGGATAATCGTAGTTATCCAGTGGTTTCTTTGATAAAATGGCAGATATTTTTAATCTATCAGCACCCGGTGCTGCATAGTTATTAAATCCATTTGCATTATCACTTAAGTTTTTATCAACATCAGCAGATATAACTTCTTCTACAATATCAAAACCAATTCTATAACTTGGAGTATTTGTATATTGGTCTAAGATTAAAATCTCATCATCAACATCAACAAAATAACCTCTAATAAAGTAGACACCAGCACCTAAAGCAAAAGCAGATCCAACCGAATTTGCGTCTGAAGCAATAGTTCTAGCAAATCCCTCACCTGCAGAAATAAAAGTACTTCCAAAAGAAATATTAGAATCTGTAATTAAATTCTCACCGTCTTCAAAATCTCTTGAAGACAAATTATTTTGATTTGACTGATAATAGTCAACATATAAAGTAATATTTCCCCTTTCAGACTCATCTGAAGTAATAACCTTTTTAACAATTGCTACAACACCAGAAGTTTCTCCTCTGATTTGCAATCCAACTAAATTATCAAGATATAATGATACTGGGATGCCTAAAAAATTGCTTTCAACCTCAACTGCATAAAAATTTTGAATATATGTAAGGTTTCCTGGAATTACCTTTGCACCTTCTTTAAAGAAGTGATTGCCAAACTGTTCAACCTGATTTTGGAGAATTGACTGTAAAGTAGTCAGTTCTCTAGCTTGTACTGGATATCCAGGTTTAAAGAGAACTTTATAATAGTTATTATCCTTACCACCAATCACTGGTTGATTGTAGTCATCAAAATATGGAGCTACGTTGAGGTTGGTTTCTTGAGACATAATTCCTTAGAATTGCAAAATGACTTTAATATCTTCTTTTTGGTTTGTTGACCGAGTAATTGATGGTCTATTATCAACGTAAATGATGTTTCCAGAATACTTTTGGACTTCTGGTTGTGACACACCTTTAATAAACTGTTGGCCCAAATAGTATGTCCTACTATTTATTATGGTACTGATACCTGGATTACTTTCGCTACCAAATGTTGTTTGGATCCCTAAGGTTGCACTACCACCTATAATATTAAAGGATCCACCACTACCAATATCAGCAGTAAATCTATGTAAAGTAAACCCATAGGTTGGTGATGCATTCTGAGTACCATTGGTATTAAAACCACAATGATATCTGTCTTGCCAGTACTTCAAAACACCTGTGTTTTGATCATAAGAAATTACTCTACCAAAAGCAGTTGAACCAACACCGATAGTTTGGGTGATTTGTGTATCTGCATTAAAAACGACAGAACTATAACCAATACCAGTTAATTTAAGCGCATAAACAGCACTTGCTTTATCTAGAGTTAAAATGCTATCGGAGTCATGACTCAATGGACTTTCAACAATACCGACTCTAGCGATTTGATTTCCAGTAATAAAGTCGGGGTTTTCTGTGTCATTCTCAATTCTAGAATAAAGAAGAACATTATAAGCGCCAAGTTCTCTATAAACATCTGCACCATGACCACCTTGTGGTGGAATAATAACATTGAAAACTGGCGAAGTTGTACCTGTTGGAACATTACCACCAACAAGATCTAATGTGCCAAAAGTATATCCAGATCCGCCATTAGAAATTGTTACGCTTTCAACTTTAGAATCATTATTAATAACAACTGTTGCTTCGGCACCAGATCCATCACCTCTGACAGGAACTCTTGTATAGGTTCTGTTTGCAGTCCCTAAACCAACACCTCTATTAGTAATGGTTATAATTTTTAACTGTCCACTTGACGATGCATTATTCCTTATTGCAGCATCTCTTGAATTTGTCTCCCAATCCTGTGGGACTGGCATGTAGTTTGTAGAATCAAACTTTACAATGTCACTTGGACTAATTGTATAAAGATATTTCCAAATATAACCGTCACCACTTGTTCCTGCTTCTCTTGGTTCTAAATCAGTAAAAGTTGGTTCATCAAGAGAAGGTCTTCCAGATGGATTTTCTGGAGAAGTTCCATTTTGCAGACAAATATAAACTCGATAATCGCTGTTTAAAACATAATAGTTTGCAGAGTATAAATCAACTGCATTTGATGGTTGTGATGGATTTGTTGCACTGATGTCATGGCGATACATATCATAAGTAACACCAGATGTCCAAGTAGTTTTTCTTACAACCTGTCTAACATCAGTTTTAGATATTTTTTTCATCGCAATCATTGTGTCCCAATGATTGTTCTCTTGATTAAAATTATCAACAGGAGATGGTGGACTTGTGTTCCAGTCAGTATTGTAATCCGTTGGATTGGGAAGCCCAACGAACGAATAGTAGGAGTTACTAGTAGAAGCAACTCCTGCTATAAAGTTCTTTGCATTTAATATACGAAGTTGGTCAGTAATTATTGCAGCCATTTGACGGGAGTTTTTATTTATTTATTATAGACACCACGAGGGAATAATTGTCCACTTGAAGGTCTTCTTCCTGTCAAATAACCAGGAACAGTGTTGCTAACAATATTTAAAAATAATCCAGTTGTACTCAATCCAATTGTTCCATTACTTACCTCAACAACTGCTGAAATTGAAGAAGAACCTGCCAGAGGAGTTGTTGTTGAAACTCCTACTACTGCCGTTGTTAAATTTGGGAAAGTGTAATCTGCCATCAGACCGTTCTCGCACAGAATAAAATTCCACGAGTTCTTGTAGTTTGATTATAAGAACCCTGAATTACTGTGTAAACTTCTGATCCACTAATAGTAACTGTATCACCTTGTTGAATATTTGCAGATGGACTTGCATAATCAAAATCAATCAAGACAAAATCGTCGGGAAGATAGTATGGAACCGGTAATAAGTTGACAGATAATGGTAGTCCTTTTACAACAGCATTAAAGTTTGCATCAGAACTCACATTATCATTTGATGTGGATAATCTAGTATATCCATCACCACCAGCAGATCTAACGCCAGTAGATCTTGTATACATTGATGTGTAGGTTGAATTATAACTATTACCTGAATAGTTGTTTCCTTTGTATGTAGTAGACCGATAACCAACACCAAAATCAGCCCCATCACTACCAATCTCAGAATATCCAAATTCAGCACATCGTTTTGATGGCCAGAGACCAGAAGTAGAATAATGTTCACCAACAATATAAGTTCTAAATTCCAAATAAGGATTGCTTTCGGATGTACTTGGTAAAATTTGTGTGTGTCCTCCTAAAAATAGATTATCATAATCCCACAAACTAGAAGCAAAATTATGATTAAACCAAGTATAATAAGTATTATCTCTAAGTTTTGATGAAGATAAATCGGGATGTCTGTATGAAAATACTACAAAATTTGGATCAATTGAAGAACGGTATACATTTAAATCTAACGTATATGAAGTTGATGCTGCAATAGTTACATCATCTGCATCTTTGTAACTACCTGTCTGCAAACTAGAACCATTAAAATAAACATTTGATAATACTGGGGTATATGGAACATCCATCATAAAGTTGCCGGCAAATCTCTTTGGATATGCTGGAGATAAGTTATATGTGTAATTACCACCAAGTCCAGTAACATAATTAATATTATTTGAATGAAAAGCACTTCCAACGTGTGTTCTCATAGAAGTGTCTGAAATTATTTCATATCCTCTATAAGTATCTCCAAAAGTTTTATTCTCTTGTATTTGATGTCTGGCAATACCCCAAGGATATGTTGTACCACCATCAACCCCCTTATCATAAAATGATGAAGTAGAACCTACCGATGTATAATTTATATCTCCACTACTTGCTGATTGAACAACAATCGTGGTTGTTGTTACTCCAGTACTTCCATCGTCTAAAATATAGTATACTCCACTTTGTCCTGGGTATGGAGTAAATGTACATATACCTCCACTATTTGATGCATTTTGATTATAAACATTAAATACTCTATTAAAATCAGTTGCATAGTTAGTTTCAAATTCGTTTGTATTTCTCCAACAAACATTCACCTGATATCCACTTGATGAATTATAGTTTGTGAGCGTAAGTGTATCACCTTCTGTAATTGTAATTGTTGTATTTGCTCCAGATACTGCACCATTTCTATCAGTTCCAGAAGCTTCATATGTTCCTCCGAAAGAAATAGCATATCCAACTGCATTTGATACAGTGCCTGCGATAGCAACTTGAAGGGTTATATCTGTTGCACCATTAGCAGAACCACCAATATCATCTGCTGATAAAGTTACAGTATCACCAGCAATATATCCAGCTCCAGGACGATTTACATAAATTCTAGATATTGATCCACTACTTCTATCAACACGGAAAGATGCGCCAGTTCCAATTCCGGTTGTAGATGCTGGAAGAACATCATAAAAATCAGTGCCTGATGTTCCTACAGTTCCACCACCACTATATGAACCACCAACCCCAATAACATATCCTTGCTGAGAACCACCATTCATTCCAGCCCAAGTAAATGCCTCTTCAAGTTGAAGAATGACATCAGTTCTTGCCCATCCAGGTGACTTGGAAATTGTTGTCGTTGTAATTGCCATTTTTTACTTATGCCTCCAGTTGAAGGATTGTGAGATTTGCGTTAATTGATTGAGTTGAACCGGAAAGGTTTGTTATTGCAGCATATATGGTGGTGTCAGCAGGATTATCAAGATTGCCACCCATTACGAAAGGAGAAATAATTTGTGTTGTAGAAACTCCTGTAGTTACAACTTCAGCAATAACTCCACTTCCAGGTGCTGGATCTTCTCCAACACTTCTGGAGACATCGTTTAATCTAGATGCACTATCAGTATATAGTCGTAACCATCCTGCCGTAGATAGTCCAACCTTCATTAATGCATATGCTTTAAATCCTGTAATGTCAGTATTACCAATTCCATTAATTGCAATAGATGTTGTAAACCCAATTACAGTGGTTCTTGATTGTAAAGAACCACCAGATGACGTTACAGTAACAACACCAGCAGAAACTGGCGAAACATCAATACCTGTTCCAAAATTAACAGTTCCTGCAGTTCCTACCAAAGATCCATCATCTTCTACTTCAATTCCTGTTCCTGCAGCAACAACACCAGTCAACGCCGAACCATCAATTGCAGGAAGTGCTCCTGTAAGTTGACCTGCGGGAATGTTTGTGAGTCCTGAACCAGAACCAGAGAATGATGTGGCAGTAACTACGCCAGTTACATTGATATGTCCAGAATTTGATAAAGTAATTGCAGTTCCAACTTTGATGTTTCCACCGAAAGAGTTTTCTGAATTTGAAAGTGATGTTAAAGAACCATCAATAGAAAGATTTCCAGTGTCAGAGTATAAAGTTGCTATTTCACTTTGGTTTCCGAAAGATTGTTTTCTATAGAAAATAATATTTCCTCTACTACCATTATCTATCCCATTTGCAGCAAGTTGCAGATTCTTGCTATTCATAGCAACATTTCCACCACTCATTGGTTGATATCCAACAATTGTCGCACTATCAATGTCTGTTACATTACCTGCTCGCAAATAACTGACAGTAGTAAGACCTGCGTAAATGTTTGGAGTTCCAGCAAGACCATAAGCAGTTGTTGCTTCGGATACTGAACTTGCTCCAGAAACAGTAGCAATACCAGAGGCAAAAGTTACGTCAATATTGGTTCCAAAGTTAATTGTTGCAGCAGTTCCAACTGGAGTGTCATTATCTCTAACTTCAACACCAGTTCCTGCTGCAACAATTCCAACAAGTGCTGAACCATCAAGCGCAGGTAATGCGCCTTGAAGATTTGAAGAATTTAATGTTCCAGATAATGTAGTTGCTGATAATGAACCATTAACTGTTAATGTGCTTGTTAAGTTTGTTGTATTGATTCCAACTTGTCCAGTAGAATTAATATACTGTCTTATATTACCTTCACCATCAGAAATAACAATATTGTTGTCGGTCGTTCTGATATCAAGATCATCATTAAAACCATCATAAGAACCAATGATTACATTATAAGAACCTGTTGTGACCTCTTGACCCGATCTTGCACCTATACCGATATTATAATCGCCTGTAGTGGTGTTATAGTATGATAATTCGCCAAGAGCAATATTTCTACCTTGTCCACCATTCAAACTGGATAGAACTTGATCGCCTATTGCAATGTTTTTTCCAGCACTGCCAGAACCAATATCTAAATTACCAAAACGAAGATTACTACTTGCATCTGCTTGAATTCTTCCATCAGTGATCGTTGCAATTCCTGTTACATAAATCTGGGAAGCATTTGCATATCCACCAGTAAGATTTGTTGCATCAGTTATGGATCCAGAAACATCTCCAACCAAATCACCATAGAATGTAGTTGCGCTTATAATTCCACTAGATGATCTAATTGTAATTCCAGAACCAACAAATATATTATTATTAAATGTTGAAATACC